AAATGGATATCCAATAAATGAACATTATAATGGAGAACCTATTCTAGATGAAATCAAGATGTATGAAGTTCCTTATTTAAAGGATGAAGTTAATTCATTAATAATGTGGTTAAAAGATAATAAATAAAATTATGGCAAGTGTAGCAATTACTCAAGTGTATTTAATGCAAGCAACTGCATCTAATACAGGTACTCCAATAAATTCATATTGGAATACAAATAGTACAGCAGAAATGAATATAGATCCTGCACAAATTACTGCAGTATCTTATGTTTGGGATTCGGTAGCAAACAACTTTATACCAGGTATAATACAAATCTATTTATTTGGTATTATAACACCAATTTATAGCACAAACAGTTATGCATCAGTAGTTGCATATATGAACCCTTAAAACTTAATTATGTTAGTAAGACTATTTGACATCCAGAACAGTAAAGTAATTCCATCAGAACATTGCTATGCTTTACCTTTTTTAAAGGCTATTATGGAAACTTATCCTGATAGTTATTTAAAAATTTATCAATATATATTTTACATGAGTTGTCCTGATCCAGATCTGAATCCATTTTTCAATATACCTGAACATGAAAAAGAGGATATCATTATTGAAGAAGTTCAATTAGAAGATTCACCAGAGGATCCTAAAATAAGATATGCATTAGATATGTGTTATAAGTTATATGAAACACCTACCTTTAGAGCTTACAAAGGTATTAAGTCAATGCTTGATAGATTAGCTAAATACATGGAAGTAACTGCTATTGAACACGGTAGGGATGGTAATATAAACTCTTTGGTAAATGCTGCAGCAAAATTTGAGCAAATTAGACAATCATATAAAGGGGCTCTTATTGATATGAAACAAGAACAAGAAAGTTCTGTACGTGGTGGAGCCGGATTAGCTTATGACCAATTATAATAAACCATTAAATCAAAAAATATGATACAACAAGTAATTCCAATAGGAAAAAAATTATTGATTAAGCAAAAAAAAGCTGAAACATTTTATAAGAATACAAACATCATCATACCTGAAGCAGCACAAAAAACAGAAAATAAAGGCACTGTTGTTGCTATAGGTGAAGGTATTACGGAAATTAAAATTGGAGATGAAGTGCAATACAGTGAGCATTGTTTACCAACAAAAATGATGCATGATGATGAAGAACATTTACTGATCCATGAAGGTGATGTATATGCTAAATTTAAGTATGTATAAATCTATACCAACATATAAAGATAATTCTTGGACAACTACAGAATTTGAAACTAGACAAGATTTTATAGATTATGTTTTAAGTATATTTAGTGTTCCTGGTCATTATGAGTTTAATAAACTTTCTTTCAAGTTTAATGAACAAGCTCAAATATTTAATGACCAGGGATTCTATTGCAATAAACCATTTAGATCTAAAGATTTTAATGAATACTGGGAAGATCAAAAAAACAAATGTAGACAAGGAGTTATTTACAATGATGGTGATAAAAGCTGGTACTTAACTAGAGATTATTACATGTGGTTAAACTTTCTTCCAATCTTTGACAAAGAAGAAAAGAAGTATGGTTTTGCTAAAGTACGTGATGCTCAGTATCATATGGCATTATATGAAATACTTGCAGAACTACATTATAAACATTCAGCTATATTAAAGAAACGTCAAATTGCATCTTCTTATTTTCATATGGGTAAGATTATAAATACCTATTGGTTTGAAGAAGGAAGTATTTGTAAGATTGGTGCATCACTTAAAGATTATATAAATGATAAAGGTTCATGGAAATTTTTAGAAGAATATAAAACATTTTTAAATGAACATACTGCTTGGTATAGACCAAGTAATCCTGAAAAAGTTTTACTATGGCAACAACAGATTGAAGTTAAAATTGGTAATAGAAAAACAGCAAGAGGATTAAAATCAAAAATACAAGGAGCTTCATTTGAAAAAAATGCAACTACTGGAGTAGGGGGACCATGTACTTACTTCTTTCATGAAGAAGCTGGGATTGCTTCAAAGATGTCTGAGACATATGAATACTTGCGTCCTGCAATGTCTTCTGGTATGATTACTACAGGTATGTTTATTGCTGCCGGATCAGTGGGAGATTTAGAACAATGTAATCCTTTGAAAGAAATGATTACTAATCCAGCAGCAAATGATATATATGCCGTTGAAACTGATCTTATTGATGCAGATGGTACAATAGGGATGGCTGGTTTATTTATTCCAGAACAATGGTCAATGCCTCCATTTATTGATGACTATGGAAACTCATTGGTAAAAGAAGCTGAACAGGCAATTGCTGAAGAAAGAGAAAAATGGAAGAATGAATTAAATGGTGAACAGTTCCAATTAAGGATATCTCAGAAACCTTTAAATATTGCTGAAGCATTTGCATATAGAAAAGCATCTGTATTTCCACAAGGTATTCTTAGTAAACAACAGAAAAAGATAGAAGAAAAAGAATATCCTTATGAACTCATTGAATTAGATAGAGATGAAAAAGGAATTTTTGCAAAAAGAACAAATAAACTTCCAATTAGTAGATTTCCTGTAGACAAAAAACAAGTGGATAAGACAGGAAGTATTGTTGTTTGGGAACGTCCTGTCAAAAGCCCTGAGTTTGGGGCTTATTACGCCTCTATTGACCCCGTATCAGAAGGTAAGACAACTACTTCTGATTCCTTATGTAGTATCTTTGTTTATAAGAATGCAACAGAGGTTACAAGAACTATGATATCCGGAGATGTAGAACAGTTTTTAGAAAAGGATAAGATTGTAGCATCATGGTGTGGTAGATTTGATGATATTAATAAAACACATGAAAGATTAGAATTAATTATAGAATGGTATAATGCTTGGACTATAGTTGAGAATAACATATCTTTGTTTATACAACATATGATTTCTAGAAAGAAACAAAGATACTTAGTACCTAAACAACAAATATTATTCTTAAAAGATCTTGGTTCAAACAATACTGTATATCAAGAGTATGGATGGAAGAATACTGGTACATTATTTAAAAGTCATTTGATTTCATATGCAATTGAATTTTTAAGAGAAGTTATAGATGAAGAAACTGATATCAATGGTGTTGTAACAAAACAAACTTTAGGTGTGGAAAGAATACCTGATGGAATGTTAATAAAAGAAATGTTAGCATATTACCCTGGACTTAACGTGGATAGATTAGTTGCATTTGGAGCACTGGTAGCTTTTGTAAAAATACAACAATCTAACAGAGGTTTTTCAAAAAGACGTGAATCAGAAGAAAAATCTTTGGTAAATCCAGAAAATTTGTATAAATTAAAGTATAGTCCGTTTAAAAATATTGGGCGTAGTGGAAACAATACAGGAAATACAATAAAAAGATCAGGCTTTAAAAATTATAAATAAATTAACTAAATTAAATTTAGAATGAAAGTACTTAATGCAATGCAGTTAAAAGCCGGTGCAAGAAAAGAAGAAGGGCCTACCTTTTCTAGTTTGACGCAACCTATTCAATTTTTACCTTATAGTGAAAAAACAGATGATTGGGCAGCATGGAATTTAGATTGGTTAGAACTCCAAGGTATTCAATTTTTGAAACTCAATGCTAGAAGGCTTTTAAAAAATTATAAGTTAGCTAAAGGTATTATAGATAAAACAGATTATATAGTTGAACCTGACAATGACTATAAAGATTTAATGGATGTTTTAACTAAAGAAAATGATTCTGCCTTAGAACTTAAATTTTATCCTATTATTCCAAATGTAATTAATGTATTAAGTGGTGAGTTTTCCAAAAGATACAATAAGGTACAGTTCAGAGCAGTTGATGATAGATCATACAATGAAATGCTTGAGCAAAAGAAAATGCAGGTTGAAGAAGCATTACTTGCAGATGCTGAAAAAAAATTAGTAGAAAAGATGATTCAAATGGGAATGGACCCATCATCTGAAGAAGCGCAGCAACAACTTGCTCCAGAAAATATTAAATCATTACCTGAAATTGAAGACTTCTTTAGTAAGTCATATAGAAGTTCTGTTGAAGAATGGGCTACTCATCAATTAAATGTTGATGAAGAAAGATTCAAAATGCAAGAACTTGAAGAAAGAGGTTTTAGAGATATGCTTATTGCTGATAGAGAGTTTTGGCATTTCCGTATGTTAGAAGATGATTATGATATTGAACTATGGAATCCTGTATTAACATTCTATCAAAAGTCTCCTGATCAAAGATATATTTCTGATTCAGCATATGTTGGTAAAGTTGATTTAATGACAGTAGCTGATGTTGTAGATAAGTACGGATATTTAATGAATCAAAATCAATTAGAATCATTACAAAGAATTTATCCTGCAAGATCTGCTCAATATCAAGTTAATGGTTATCAAAATGATGGTTCTTATTATGATGCCACAAGATCTCACGCATGGAATACTAATTCACCCGGTTTAGCATATAGACAATATACAAGTAACTATATGGCAGATCCTGGTAGAGGAGGAGATATCTTAAATCAGATTTTAAATGAAAGTGAAGACTTAGCTTATTTTGGTGATAGCAACTTAATGAGAGTTTCTACAATTTATTGGAAAACACAAAGAAAAATTGGACATCTTACTAAGATAGAATATGATGGTGAAGTTACTCAAGAAATAGTTGATGAAACATTCAAGGTAACTGAAAAAGCTATTTATGATACATCAATATTTAAAAACAAATCAAAAGATACATTGTTACAAGGAGAACATATTGATTGGATTTGGATTAATGAAATTTGGGGTGGTGTAAAAGTAGGACCAAATGTACCTGCAATGTGGAAAAGTTCTACAAGTAGTGAAATAAATCCTATATACTTAGGTATTAATAGAACTAAACCTGGTAGATTGCCTTTTCAATTTAAAGGAAATAATTCTTTATACGGTTGTAAGTTACCAGTAGAAGGTAGAGTATTCTCTGATAGAAATACTAGATCTACTTCTTTGGTAGATTTAATGAAAGCATATCAAGTTGGATATAATATGGTTAATAACCAGATTGCTGATATCTTAATTGATGAATTAGGTACAGTAATTATGTTTGATCAGAATGCATTACCACGTCACTCTATGGGAGAAGATTGGGGTAAAAACAATTATGCTAAAGCATACGTAGCAATGAAGGATTTTCAAATGCTTCCTCTTGATACTTCAATTACTAATACTGAAAATGCTGTAAACTTCCAACACTATCAGACTCTAAACATGGAGCAAACTGGTAGATTAATGAGCAGAATACAATTAGCTAATTACTTTAGACAACAATGTTTTGATGCAATAGGTGTTAATCAACAAAGATTGGGTGGTCCTGTATCAGCAGAAACAGCAACTGGAGTAATAAATGCAATGCAACAGTCATATGCTCAAACAGAAATTTACTTTGTACAACACTCTGATCAACTTATGCCACGTGTACATCAAATGAGAACAGACTTAGCTCAGTTCTATTATAGCACTAATCCTAGTATAAGATTGAGTTACATTTCTACTGAAGCAGAAAAGGTAAACTTTACAATTAATGGTACAGATCTTTTACTAAGAGACTTTAATGTATTTGCTACAACTAAAACAAATCATAGAGCTATTCTTGAACAGTTAAAACAAATGGCATTAACTAATAACACAACTGGTGCCAGCATATATGAACTTGGTAATATTGTTAAAGCAGATTCTATTTCTGAAGTAACTGATATTTTAAGAGATTCTGAAGCAAGAGTTACAGCTCAAAGACAAGAAGATATGCAACAACAACGTCAAATGCAAGAACAACAATTACAAGCACAGGCACAACAAGCTCAAATGAAAGCTCAGTTAGAACAACAAGAAGCTGAAAAAGATAGACAAAAAGATATTACTGTAGCAGAAATTAGAGCTGCGGGATATGGGGCCGGTGTTGATGTAAATGAAAATCAAATAAATGATTATCAAGATGCATTAAAAGATATTCAACAAACAACTCAATACAGAGAACAAATGAATATGAAACGTGAAGAGATAGTAACTAAATCATCTATGGAAGCTCAAAAACTTCAAGTTGAAAGAGAAAAAATTGCAGCACAAACACAAATATCAAACAATCAATTAAATATAGCAATACAGAATAAAAATAAATATGATGTTAAAAAACCAAACAATTTTTCAAATATTATAAGTTTAATGTAGTGTAAACTAAATAAAGATTTATTATATTATTGATATAAGTATTAATTATTAAACCAACAATAAGATGAGTACCAAAAACAACACTATGAATAGTAATGTAGAAACTTTAGATATTGACTTAGATACAATATTCAGTGCAGCACCTAGCGGTGATGATATGACTTTGCCATCTGGAAAAGAAACAAAGACTACAAACAACATTTTTTCAGGAATAAATAAAAAAGCAGATTTTTCATTTGCTGATCCGGATGCAGATGATGCGGATGATTTAACTGATAAAGGTAAAAGTTCAACATCAAATACAGATCTTCTTGCAGATGATGATGAGGATGAGGTTACACCTAAAGCAACTAAAGAAGATGCTAAAAGTATTCTTGATAGTTTAGATGAAGAGGATGATGAAGAAAAGAAAGAAACTAGAGGTAGAAAACCTATTTCTGGAATTTCTGATGTCTTTTCTAAAATGATTAAAGAAGAGAAATTAGTTCCATTTGATGATGAGAAATCATTTGATGAATATACAGCAAAAGATTGGGAAGAATTAATTGAAGCTAATTTAGAAGAAAAAGCAAATCAAGTAAGACGTGAAACACCTAAACAGTTTTTTGCTAGCTTACCAGAAGAATTGCAAATTGCAGCTAGATATGTAGCAGATGGTGGTACTGATTTAAAAGGTTTGTTTTCAACTTTAGGTCAAGTAGAAGAAACTAAAGAATTAGATATTAGATCAGAAAGAGATCAAGAAATTATTATTAAAGAATATTTGAATGCTACCGGCTATGGTACATCTGAAGAAATTGAAGAAGAAATTGAAATTTGGAAAGACTTAGGAAAACTTGAACAACAAGCTGCTAAGTTTAAACCAAAGTTAGATAAGATGGCGGAGCAAATTGTTATTAGAAAAGTACAAGAGCAGCAAATAAAACAAAAACAACAAGAGCAAGCATCTAAAGCTTATATGCAAAATGTATATGATACTTTAAAAGATGGTAATCTTGGAGATATTAAAGTAGATAGAAAGACTCAAGCAATGTTGTATAATGGTTTAGTCCAACCTAGTTATCCTTCAGTGAGTGGTAAAAATACAAATCTATTAGGTCACTTATTAGAAAAGTATCAGTTTGTGGAACCAAATTATGCATTAATTTCAGAAGCATTATGGTTATTACAAGATCCACAAGGATATAAAGCAAAGATAATGGACAAAGGTGCTCAACAAAGTATTGAGCAAACAGTAAGAAAATTAAAAACAGAACAAGGTAATCATAGTTCAAGTTCTCTTGGTATTCAAGATAAAGATGAAGAAACAAGAAAACAACCAACAAAAAAATTACCAAGAACCAACAACATTTTCAAAAGGATTTAACAATCAAATATAAAAACAATTAATAACTAAAAACAAGTAAAAATTATGGCAACTCCAGTATTAAATAATGGGATTTTCCTAAGAGATACTAGCTACAAAGCAAGTTCTCATGTTGATTCTTATCACTTGACTCAAATGCTAGGTTCAGCAGAACCTATGGATATGGGACCAGTTGATTTATGGGCAATGACTCAAAAAGTTGAAATGCCTCTTTATCAAATGGCATCATTTGGTGGAAAGAATACAATTATGGTAGACAATGCACGTGGTGAGTACAAATGGCAAACTCCTATTGCACAAGATCTTCCATACATTGTGGCAGATATTGAACCAGCTAATGCTACTAAAGGTGTAGATGGTACAACATTTAAAATTAAAATTTCTAAAAGAACATTTGGACATGGTGATATCATCACTTATGACAAATACAATGGATTAGAGCTTTACATCACAGCTGATGATATTATTCCTGCTGGTGACGGTTTTATCTATACTGTTCAATTGGTAAACAATAACAACGTAGCTAGCTTAGATAATAAGTATTTAGCTAAAGGTACTAAGTTCTTCAGAAAAGGTTCTGCAAGAGGTGAGTACGGAGAAAGATTCTCTGACATTGAAACAGGTTCTGGTTTCCGTGAGTTCTACAACTTTGTAGGAGGAGCTGAAGCACACGTACACTATTCTATTTCTAGCCGTGCTGATTTAATGATCAAAGGTGGTTTGAATGCAGATGGTACTGTACCTGTAACTGAAATCTGGAGAAACTTTGGAGCTAACAATGATCCAGCTGTACCTAGTATTGAAGGATTAATTGCTAACATGGGTAAAGCTGGTGCAAGAGAAGCATTTGAAAATGGTACTCTTACTAGAACATTTATTACAAACATGGAAGCTGCTCACTTATCAAAAATTGCTTCTGATATTGAAACTTACTTGATGTGGGGTAAAGGTGGTAGAATTAAACAAGATGGTCCAGATGATATTAGATTATCTGTGGGATTATGGGCACAGTTAGATAACTCATTCAAAAGAGTTTATAACAAGTCTTCTTTCACACTTGACATGTTTAAATCTGAATTATATAACTTCTACCAAGGTAAAGTTGAGTTCAAAGGTCCAGATCCTCAAAGATCACTTGTTGTTCAAACAGGTATTGGTGGTATGCAATTGATCAACAAAGCTATTGCTGATGAAGTATATGGTTCTGGTCTAGTACAAAATGCTAGTGATATTGGAGCTGTTAAAGGTTCTGGAATGGATCTAGATTATGGATTTGCTTATACTTCATTTACTATTCCTTTCTTAGCTAATGTTAAGTTTGTATTGAACCCTGCGTTTGATAACTTGAATACTAATGATATTGAGAATCCATTAATTGATGGCCGTCCATTAAGTTCTTATAGCTTTATTATCTTTGACGTAACAGATGAAGGAAATGATAACATCCATTTATTGAAATTATCTTGGGATAATCAATTGAAATGGTTCTACCAAAATGGAACTATGGATTACATGGGAAGAACTCAAGGTTTTGCATCTACTGGTAACTTTAACGGATACCGTGTAATGATGTCACAAACTATGCCTGCTATCTGGGTTAAAGATCCAACTAAAGTTTTAAAAATTGTTATGAGAAACCCAATCACTGGTGGTTCATTCTAATAATTAATAATAAAAATGGGAGGCAGGGTAAAAGCTCCTCCCTTTTTTTTAATCTTTAAAACATAAGTAAAATGGCACTAGATATAAAAAAAGCAAATAAAACATATGAGTTTTCAAACTTAAATGTTTCTCAAATTATTGCTTCAAAAGCTGTAGGTAAAGATATATTAGATAGAAATTATGCAGATAATGCTGCGGCAAAAGCAGCAGGATTAAGTAATGGAGATTTGTATCATACAGCAGGAGCATTAAAAATTGTTTTACCGGCATAAGTCAAATAAACTAGAGTAAGATTAAAAACCTTACTTTAGAAATATTAATAATAATAAATTGTACATAATTATGTACTTTTGACAAATGAGAACAATTATTAAATTTTAACAAAAACCAAATTATGAATGATTACACAATTGTAGAAAAGTATCAGCAAACCAAAAATCAAACTATTGCTATACGTCCTTATTTTAATTCTTCAAAAGAGAATATGGGTTTAGAGCATTACGGATTAGCTTTGCATGATGGAGTATTTCATGAAGAAACATTAGCTTGTTTAGAAATGAATGGGGTTAAACGTTATGTTACAGGATTAAATGAATTTGCTCCTGATGTAAAAATGTTACCTGCAAAAGAAAAAGCAGCTAAGATAAAAGAAATTAGAAAAGTTGTTGCTCAATTAGAAGCTGAATTAGCAGCTAATGTTGTTGACATAGATGATAAAGATTTTTGGAATAAGCTTACTGTAATGAAGCCTGATAATTCAAAATTTTGGGATAAGATTAGTTTAAGATGTGGTAATGATCCTGTGTTTTTAGATCCAGAAAAAGATCCTTATGACTTAATAAAATTACATGCTATTCATGCTGGAGGTTTTTCTATTGTAGCAAAATCATTAAGAGAAGCTAGAGAATCAGGTAATCCACCTAAATTCTATCTTGATACAATGGAAGAAACATTAAGTACTAGAACAGAACTTAGTAAATTGAAAAATAAAGCATTAGTTGAGCTACAAAAAATGTATGATTCAAATGCTTCAAAATTAATGTATGTTGCTAAGATTTGTGATGCTGACAGTGTACAGTATGTTAAAAATACACCTAATGATATTCTTTATGAAAACATGGATGAATATATTCATGGTAATGGTGCTGAGTCTTCTAAGAAGAGAGCTGCATCACAATTTATAGAAGTATCTGGATTATCAATGGAGGAATTAAAAATTAGAGCTTTAATTAAAGACGCTTTATATTATAGATTTATTACTACTAAAGCTGGAGGTTGGATTGAACCAATTGATAGTGGAATTAGATTAGGTAAGTCACCATCTGAATGTTTAGAATTTTTAAAGAATCCTGAAAATGAAGAAACATTAATGGCATTACTTAATAAAGTAGAACCGTACTGGAACTCTTAAATTATAAAAAATGGATAATAACACTCTCTTAATTAAATTAAAACAAAGGCTGAATAAACTTGATAGTCAAGACTATGATAATATAGAATGTTGGCAGTTTGTTGAAGCATTTAATAAAGTACAAATAGATTGGTGTAGAAGAACTTTACACGGAGGTAATATGTACAAAGAAGGTGATGAAATGTCCAAAAGAAGAATTGATGATTTACAACCCTTGTTAAGAGAGTTATCTTTAACAGGAGTTGTAACTGATCAATACTTTCAAGCAAATAATTTTCCTGTAAATACTTATTTAGAATATAAAAGAATAAGTGCTGATGCTACAAGTGAGTGTTGTCCAGATCCAAGATCAATGACTGTTTATTTAGCAGAAGAAGCTAATGTATCTCTTTTATTAAGAGATCCATTAAAAAATCCAAATTTTGAATGGGGAGAAACATTTTGCACAATGTTAGGAAATAAGATTAGAATTTATAGAAATAAAGATTTTAATATTGTAAATCCTGTATTAACTTATTATCAAAAACCAGTTTATATTCAAATACAAGGATGTGTTGATCCATATACCGGTGTAGTTAGTACAACCAATATACCTTGTCAATTTAAAGATGATGTTGTTGAAGTATTATTAGATGATACGGCTTCACTTATTGCAGGAGATATAGAAAATATTTATCAACAACAAAGGGGCCAAGGTTCTGCTGAAAGAAATAATTAATCATGGAAAATAAAATGAGATCTTTAAAGATAAATACACAACCCGCTAAAACAATTAGCAGACCATCTGTTAAAGTTGAAGAAAAAGAAGAATCTGTTATAGCTAAACCTGTACCAGATACTGGTGTAGGAGGCAGTTCTTTAGATACTATGACTGCTAATTTAGCAACTGAAATGATGAATGCTGCAATTAGTTTTCATAGACTACATTTAAAAGTTACAGGAGAAGGTTCTTATTCAGCACATATAGCTTTGGGTAGTTTTTATGAAGGATTGCATGATCAAGCTGATACTTTAGTAGAAGGATATCAAGGTGTATCTGAAAAACTTTTAACATATAAAGATTCACCAATTAGAACATTAGATACTGTAGCAGATGCTGTAGGATATTTAAGAGATTTATATAATACAGTTAATAAAGTTCAAGCTATGATGCCTTATTCAGAAATTGTAAATAATCTTGATCTTGTAAAAGATTCAATTAATTCAACAAAATATAAATTAATTTTCTTATCATAATTGGAAATTAAATAATTTTTCTTATATTATATCTGTACACGTAGTACAACTTTATATATTTATTAACAACAAAAAACAAAAATTATGGCTTATTTTAATCATGCGTTTTACAAAACGTTTGTTGCTACCTCAACCCAAGCGTCTGCAGGTACCGCAACTTCAGCATTAACTGCTGGACAATTAGGTTTAGTTTCTGATTCAAACTGGCTGACAATTGCTGTATCAGGAGGTACTTTACCAGCTAACTCATTAGCTTATCTTGTACAAGGAAGTTTTTACACTAAAGATACCATTGGAAACAATCCTGGTAATGGTGGTTACAAAGAATCAGTTAAATCAAAAGGTATCAATCCTAAATTTATCTCAAGAGTTTGGGTAACCAACTGTTTAACGGCTCAACAAGCTACAGCATCTTTATCATTAGGATCTGATTGTGCTCCATGTGGAAAAACTCAATTCATGAGAATTGACGTTAAAGGTTCACCAACATTACGTTTCTTAAATCACAATGCTTATGCTATTGGTGATTCAGCAAATATTTGTTGTATTGACGGACAAGAATTTTTAGATCCAACATTGGTATCTGCTACTATGGCTAAACAGGTTTTAGCTAATCCATTAATTAAACCATTTATTGCTGAAGGTGATGTTAATGGTGTTCAAACTGCTACATTAGTTGCTGGTTCTGGATATTCTGTTGCTTCTGGTGTTGCTACTACTGGTGGTACTGGTTCAGGATTTAAAGTTAATATTTTAACTGTATCTTCTGGTGGTATTGCTACTTATAGTATTGCTGCACGTGGTGCTGGATATACTGTAGGTGATGTATTAACAGTTGCTGGTGGTACTGGTGGAACTTTAACAATTACTGCTCTTACTGCAGGTGGTGTTGTAGTTACTGCAACTACAGGTGCTGTAGCTGTACAATCTGTATATACTATTGAACAAGCTTTAGGAACTGCTGGTTCTGGAAATTATACTCCTTCAACTGATCCTAATGGAACAACTAAAGTTACTGCTACAGTTAATTTTGTAGGTGCTTATGTTGATACTAAATTTGGTAACTGTTCATTTGATACTAGAGATCATTTTAATGCTGAACCAGTAGTTATTATTGCATCTATCTTAGATGAAACAGGTAATCCATGTAATGATTGTGGTGTTGCTACTAGCACTCCTGGTCAAATGCAAGAAACTCAAGGTGAAACTGTAGTTAGAGATTTAATCTTATCTGAAAGATACAGACAATCTCCATTCAATCAAGGAAATGCGGATAGTGCAAGAATTAGAGAGATTGAGATGTCAGATGAAATTTTAGCTGCTGTTGATAGAACTGCTACTTATAAAGCATACTATATTCAACACACTGTTCCAAGATTTAACAATCCATCTGGTGTTTTTGATAATGATCAATATGTTTACCAAATATATGTAAAATGTTCTGATCAAACTGCTAACACAAATGTATTAAATTTAGTTAATAGAGTAATTGCTTTAGCAAATGCTGCTGGTAACAACATTGCATTAGAAACTAATTCTTACTGGTAATCAATATATCTAAAAAGAATATTCTATTAAAAATTAGAGTAGGGGACAAAATCTCCTACTCTTTTTTTATTTGTTCTATTTTTTTTTGTATATTGTATATATAAGTGTATTAAAACAAATAACAAAATGGCTGACAAACATATATTAAGCTTAGAAATACCAACAGTATCTAATTGTAATCTTTTATGCATTAAAGATACTAGTCAGTATTCTTCAGATCTTGCTATTGATTGTGAAGAATTATTAATAACACTTCCGGGATTTACAGTACCTGTTTTATTAAAAGTTACAGAAGGTTTTGATATGTGCTTAACAGCATGTGCACTTGCAATACAAAAACTTAATTGTGGAACTATACAACAAGAAATTCCTGATGGTG